CCACTCGCTTGCGGTCTTGAAGTGAAGTGGGTGATTCCCACTATCCTTGACCCCACCTATCCACACGATGTCGTCTGGTTTGAATAGCGACAACATTGCCTCGTACTGCGCCTGTGGCTCGTCTGGTATGGGGGTAGGCGATTCCTCGAACATATCCGCAGGGTCCCAGTTGTAGTGGGTGAGATAGCGTTGCTTGTTTGATTCCGCAATAGTCTTAATGCGGTCTAGTACTTCTGACTCTGGATCTTTCTGTATTACCAAGGCCCTTGGTATCGAACCGCTACCTTGAGTCATTAAAGAATCCTTAACTGCTGACCTGTACAGCGGGTCGCTGGATATAGCACGCCTCAGCTTGCGGTTGGCCTCATCTCGGTATGGCGTGCAGGAGGAGTGCCAGCAGAAGATCGTAGGTGCGCCGTCAATAAAGACTGTGGTATCTCGCACTCGGGTGTGGCTGGTGTGTGCAGCTTCGCCAGGGCATTTGCATAGTCCGTGATTCTCGGACTGCCAATCGACCTCCCCGACTATTGATTCAGCGATGCGTTGTGGTGTCATATAAAATCAATACATCTTTGTTTCAAGTGGTTCGACACACAGAAGGACCAGCCGCAGGATCTCCCTGCGTACCATGCGATGTACTCTTTCTTACTTCGGTTCTAGCTCCATCGCCTTGCGCGATGCAACAATAATATCTTCGGCTGTGATATTCCGTAGCGCATTGCACCAGTATTGTGTTCGAGGGGTTTTGTTGCTCGCATCCTTACACTTCGCTTGTGGCAACCCAGCATGAGGACGGCAAGGTGCGTGTGGGCAAGTATCGGGTTTGAACACCGAAACATTCTTAGGATAAAAACTCATACGATCTTTTGGGTCGTATGATCCCCACAACGACACACACGGCGTGTCTAACCCCGCAGCAATATGGTTGACTGAACTATCTGGAGCCACCACAAAGTCAGCGTTGGCTACCACAGGGAACAAGGAACGAATAGCCTTGGTCGTGTTGAACAAGTCGATCACGCGAGGGTGATCCACCTTGAAATTGTTTGCGTTGTCTAGGCCAATGATAACAGCGTGATGCTTGGGGTAAGCCTCCAGCAACGCCAGCACTGCTTGTTGCCCCATAGCTGGCGGGTAGGTGCGGGTAGGTCCACTAGAAGAAACATGGTAGGCGAAGTAGGGGTCTGGTAGCGGCCACTTGCCCATCGCCTTTAGTTCCTCATGGTCTGGTTCGATTAGGTAAAGATTGGGCCTACAGTACTTTGCCATCGTCTTCTCATCCCACACTCCCATCCACTCGTACACCCGCTGGTAGCAGTTGCCACCGCCAGTGCCTAGCTTGGTGTTACCAACCTGACCACTGAACAGGTCATCTGTGGGTAAGTGACAATCATACGAATCCCACGCCTCTAGCGTGCAAGGCAGGGGAAACAGCTTTGCGCCTATCCCAGCGTATAAAGGCAAGTTGCGAGCAGGGGCGTAAACATCCACCACCCCGCCCGATTCCTGCACCAGGTAATTAACGAATGCGGTAGCGATGACAGCATCCCCGATAGCACCAGCGCGGTACACTGCTGTTGCTCCGCCTGCTGCCCTGCCCTTGGCATATGGTTTAATCTTGTGAGGACAGGGAATAGCATCATCCCATAATAGTCCAGTAAGCTCGTCTGGAATGACGTAGGTATTGCGGGTGTGAAGTAGGTTGTCATCCACCTTGTGGATTGAGTTGGTGTTGTTTATCCAAAGTTTCATTTGGCCTGCCTTTCTATTTTGTGAATGAAGATTGGAGTCTGCTCTCCCACATAAGCTCCTGCAATGTTAAAATCGAAGTACTCCAAAGCCTCATCGTATTCCATCCCATCCTTCATGCAGGACTTCAGCACCAGGTCAGTATCGTAAATCGCGCACAGCTTGCCACCGAATGTATTGCCAACCCCCAAGATCGCATCATCGAATCCATCCGCGAATAGGATTGTCTCAGCCTCCTCTCCAAAGTCTTCTAGGATCTGATCTCGTATGTTCATTCGCTCTCCAGTATTTCCTTTGCTATTAACGCCGCTGCATCCACCATCGTGATAATCTGTATAATGTCAACCGATCTTCCACGATCCGCGCGGTTCTTTTCTAGTACCAGCTTCTCCCTGGCGGTGAGAAGTATATCGCGTGACCATTTAAGTCTAGCCTTTGTATCTACAGTCACTCTGAATCCTTCTTAATGATGTCGTAATAAAATGAATCGGTATCCTCCGTCACCCACTTGTCACTCTGATTCTCCACGCTGGGTAGGTCAGTATCCACTCGGAACTGCTTTAGGTTGTCTGGTAATTTCTTCGTCACCCAATTAGAATCACGCCAGAAGATGCGGTTGTTTGGCATACAGAGTAAGTAGCCATCGTCACCTGCGAACACATGACCGCACTTGTAGTCTGAAGGCTCGTCCGAGTAGGGATTGTTAAACCAATCTACTGTAAACAAGTATGTACCCCACACCTTGGTCGCATCCCTAAGCAGAATCTGTGCGCGATGATAGGCCAGAAAGCTGTACTCGGTGACAGCTACATTCTCCGAGAAGCAATCCCAAAGCTGCTTGTAATTGAATGGGATGTCGGCCTCTGGTTCGTGCGTGTATATCTCAGACAAGGGTACGCGACTGCGTAGCATCCCAGAGTCAGTCATAACGTGGAAGGTTAGGATGGTTCCAGCGTTGGACTGCAAGCCAAACACATAGACCCCATAAAACTCTTTGTCTGCTTCGTTCTTAGTAAAGAATGATTTCCTTACCATAGCCTTGAAGCTAGGGATGTTCTCGTTAAGCGTTGCCATTACTTCCAAGCTGGTCCTGTAAACCAAGCCACCAACACCCAGCGTGTACCCCAGATAGGAGCGCGAGCGCGATGCTCGATGTAGGATGGGAACCAAGTACCCGCCCCTTGCTCTCGGATAAACCTTCCGTTGATTAGGTCAGCCTTAACTTGCAACCCACCGCCCAGGTACTCACTAGGGTCAGACAGGTTGACCACTGCCGTCAGCTTACGCACTGGAGCCTCGGAGGTGTAGGTGTCATAGTGCCAGCTAAACTTCTGGAGTGGGCTATAGCGCAGGATCTGCAACTGCTGGATGCCTTGGATGTCAAAACGCCATACATCGGCATTGATGCTGTCTGTTAACTCTCGCATCACTTTGTATATCCACTCGTAATGCGTTGCGAATGGAATCCAGCAGGATGAACAGGTTCTTGTGCGTGATACTGTACGTGTCACTCCATCCTTGGCTAGCACAGGCGCACGCTTCATGCCCATGACCTCGGCATCCTGCCTAAGCATGGTGCATTGCGTAGGCGTAAGTACATAGCGATCCACGCTGGCGGTTAAAACCTTCTGCTTGAATGCTTCACTCATTTAGTCATCTGGGCTAGTTCCAGCAACGCCTTGTTCAGTGCGTATTCGAAGCACGCATTCTTATCCTTCTGAAGATGAATCCTACCAGCCTCAGCCAGAGCGTTGAACGTCTTGTCATCCACGTTGATCTCAAGCACGCAAGACTTAACATCCCGAATGCTTAGTATTTCTATTTGTTTCTTTCTTCTCATTCCAGTTCCTTTCTTATGAAATCTATGACTTTGCATATGATGTAGATTGCGGTTAATACTGCCGACAGGATGGCCACGCTGTAAAGCACAAACCAACTAATCACCCAAGCTATTCCCCAAGCTTCAGCAAAGAACATAATCATCCTCCCTCATTCGGCGAAGGAGCGTGCGGTTGCAGATACGAATACCAGCAGCGCGACACCACCAGCCTACTGTCCCATTGCGGAAATCTTCTAGTAGCTTCTGGACGTTGTGCGAGTTTTTGTACTCGGGCATATCGCGAAGGTTGGCTAGTTCTGGCCTAGAGATAATCTTCATGCACTTAATCACACCGCGCCTGCGGAGCGTGCGAAGATCCATGATTGCACGCAAGGCAACCTCGCCTGCCAACTGCTGTAGCTTTTCATCGTATCCTCCTTTGACTAGGGAGCCTTTTATCACTTATAGCTTTTCTTAGGCTTGCAAGTAGTGGCAAGGATATTCCAGCATTGCGCTGCATCCTGGGCTTCATCCTTGGTATCAAAGATGTCCATAAAAGGAGCCACGCCTTCTATATGCGCTCCGATTAAGCGCGGTCCCAAAGCCTCGCCGTTCATGGTGTGCAACCGCCACTTGCCACACTCTGGCACTACTCGCACAAAGTTCATCGTCCTAGCTCGACTAGCTTCGCGTCATCGGACTTGATTGTTTCGGCCAGCTTAACCATGTCATTCGACTGCCCAGCGTAATGAATGCACATCGCATCGGTGTATCGGTCTAGGCCAAAGTGTTCCTCAACGCTGGTCATGCAGTTGTAAACAGGGTCAAGCTCGGTCAGAGGGATGTTCCAGATATGCACCATGATGTTCATCCAGGTCTGCTCCGCGAAGTGGTTAGGCAGTAGTCCTAGTGGCGGCATAGACAGTGCGCCTACTGCCTTGGAGGAGATAACAAACACGCCTGTGTTGACGTAGAAGCGAGGGTCTATGATTGCGCCGAAAGCACCAGCCAACTGTCCCATAGCCAGCTTGCGATCTAAGAACGCACCTTCATCAAAAGCACAGAACACGCCAGCGTCCTCGCCTATGTCTGGGCAATCTTTAGTAATAAGAACATCCGAGTCAACAAAGGTTACTTGGTCGTAGCCTTTTGTAGCCATGATGTTTCCTATGGCTGACTTGCTGTACTGGACAGGATCGGTGAGTGGCTTCTCTAGTGCGATGAAATCTATCTGGTGACGCTGGCAATAAGCTTCCATGCGCGGCCTAGTTAGCTCCAGAATCTTCTTCCACTCATCTCCGAATGCTTGCGTGACTAATGCTTTTTTCATTTTACGTCCTTCCATAAGACTCCGTTTTCATCTAGGTCTGAAGACCAGATCATAAGGCGATTGTAGGTTGGATAACCCAACCCCCACCGCATCAAGGTTAAGCTGATTATGTTTCCTATGTGGTAGCAGATCCATGACAGAGCGAGTTTCATTAGCAGTCGTAGAAGTCATCCTCTGCTTTAACGCAAAGAAGATCAGTAGCCTTATCCAATAATTCCTTTACAGGATCAACCACAAGCTCTCCGTCTTTCAAGATTGCAATGTCGGACATCTCCACCGCATCTACAACCTCGGCCATGGAATGCTCACCAGCCCTGCAAGGTCCAACGTCTTCGTAGGATGTCTCGTAATCTGGCGTGCCTGTTGCACTGTACTCTTCGCAGTTCCAGTTAAATGATACTTCCGTCTCTTTCATAATCTTGTCACCTCTTTCTTTATTTGTGCGAGCGTAAACAAACACCGCACCAATGCACGCTCTAAATGATCGGTGGCTGTTTCTCCGTTGTTGTCAGGGCAAGGCGTTGACTTGTGGAGTTGCATCTGGGCTGTGGCTAGGTGGCGCATAGCCCTAGCGATATGGTAATCATGCGTTGGCCTATCCTTCTCCAGCCAATCTCCGTAGCAAGACTTGTCCGACCCCTTACCCATAACACGCCACGTTATAGCTGCCGCCTCGTCACCCATCTCGGCTATGGTTGGCGGGGTCATTGGCTTAGGCTCTTGTAGAACTTATCCAATAACCCCATCAACCACTCTAGGTCCTGCGGGTCGAAGGGACTCTTCACAGCTTCATGCCTGGGGGCGTGTAATTCTTTACCCAAGACCAAACCTTTTGCATGGCACAAAAAGCAATACCAGACTGGTAAAGCTCCTCTTCGTCCCATTGATGATGCTTAATGTATTCTGAATCATTCGATCCAAGAACAACTGATACGCAGGCGCATTTAGGATTTTCGCTCGCATTTCTATAAGCCCAAAGTTGCTGTCCGTCTGTTGGGTAGAATGGTGGAGTGTTGTACTTCTTGTTGATCTTACGATTCTTTAGGTCGATGATAGCGTCACCAATACCGCGTAGCTTGACGTAGGCATCGCATCTCCCCGCATACCCCGCGCCAACAAGGGCTTTTTCGCACCAGTAGGTTTTCTCAACATTTTCACTTGCCCAGTTTCTAAAGGTTTCGATGTAAGGTTTAAGGATTTCATCTGTGGAGCAAGCACGTCCCAGAAGGATGTTTTCCATTTCGGTATGGAGCGATGTACCATGCTCTGCGGCTTTCTTGGTTTGCGCTTTGCTGTCCTCAACAATCCTTCTTGCGTATTCTTCAAGTGTTTCATTTTCCTCCTTTGGTAGAGTAAGCGCAGACTCTACGGCAGTAGAAATTTTCCATGCCGTTAGTTGGGGCTTCTCCAAAATTGACTGGACACTAGTGACCGATGGAAGCAATCCCATCTTTCTAGCGTCAGCAACAGTTGTGTTTCTTTCCTTGCCATTCTTTCCAAGAACAACGTGGGCAGATCGCCCCTCGGCATCGTACCAGTGGCCGCTGCTTTCAACAGCGACCAATCTGGTATCAGCCGAGGAGCTATCCCACTTACTTGTAATAGTAAGAGCCATACAACTTAGAACGGAACCTGGTTGCCGTCTCCGTCTTCACCGCCAACTTTGGTTGTGACCGCTGCGCCAGCAAACTCCTTGCTTGCGCGGATCTTGTCCTGCAACCACTCTGGCATATCTGCGAACTGACCGCCTTCTTTCTGCTCGATCTCGTAGTAAACAAGATCGTTAGCAGGCTTGGCTGGAGCAGTCATGCCCTTGGGCAGCTTAGACGCACCAGCGATAGCGCAGTAAGCGCGACCAGCTTGGCTAGTCTTGTGAACGAGGGTAAGCATGGCTGGCTTTCCCAACAGATTCTTTAGGCTGAATGACTTTAACTCTGCTCCTGTGAACGTCTGACCGCGCCACTGTTCCAGCAGTTTCCGTAGGCTGGCCTTCTCGCCAAGACTGCGGGTCTGCTCGATGGACACGATCATAGGCTTTGTGACCTTGGTGCGCTTGCCATTCTCCTCTACCTCGAACTCATCTAACTGGTCGGGCAACTCAAAGGTCAATCGGACCTTGGGCATAAATTTCTTTTCGCCGTCCCAGTTTTGCTCCTGCGTGCCTAGATCAACTAGGCTATAGAGGATTCCGACTGTTGCTCCCGATTCTGGTAGCTTGCGCTCCATCTTTGCCGATTCACTGATTGTTAGTGCCATTTTTAGTGTCTCCTTATTTATTTGGGTTTATTGTTGTGGGTTGAAGTCGTTCTAAATCTTCTGGCGTGTTGACGTAAAATCCTTTGGCAATCGTTGGCATATATTCGATCTTCACATCAGACGGCGCGATCTGTCTAGCTAATTCGCAAACGCTGTCTGCGGTTAGGATAACAAGCCATTCTTTGCGACCATTGCGCCT